CCAGTTCAAATGATGCAATTTGGTGGTGAAGCATCAGGTGAGTTTTCAGACACTGATTTATCAGATGCAGGTTCTTTTGATTTTAGTTCTCCTGATTCTGGTGGTGACTTTGATGAGGGTTTTACTGAAGAAGAAGATCCTAGCAGAACTGATTATCAAGTGGACGATAGTGGTATATTTACTGGCACCAGTGGTGGTGATGATGATAGTGGCACTGCTGTGGTGGACACGAGACCAAGAACAAACATAAGAAATGTTGGACCAACTTCAAATTTAAGGTTTGACCCACAATTTACGGCAAATTTATTACAAAATAGAGGATTAGATCCAC